AAAACGCTGGCAACCTTTGGTGCTACCGCCACCGCGCCGGTGGCCTTTGCCTGGTTGCTCAAGAGGATCGCTTCAATGTCGATCTTCAGTTCCTTCGCACGCTTCATCATTTGGTCGTTGTGTTCCAGCGGGTTCGCTACTTCCGCCGCGTCCCGGATTGCGGTCGCCGGGACTGCTGCACGTTGCCGTACAGACCAGATCATATTACCACCCGCTTGCGCGGGGCTGGGCGCTTCGGGCCGCTTGGCCCTACGAGCTTGCGCTCTGATCGTTGAACCGTCGTGACACATGAGGGCAAACGCCACCATTACGGTGCTTACCCTGATTGCAATTCACGCAAAGAACCTGATAACCATCGGGGAAGCCATTCCTAACAAGCCATCGATAAATATTGTTATGGCTACTGCCATTGTTCTTTTTACGGAACCTATAGCCGCCATTGTCGATGTGATCGATTGTCAGAAACAGTAACTCTCCTTCGCTACAACACGCACAACGACTTCCGTAATGAGCTAGAACTTTAACCTTATCTTGCTCATAACGATCACGAAGTGTTGTAAGTCGTCTTTCGCGATGGAGCGCATGATACGCCGCAGCTTTTTCGCGACTGATCGGCGCATAACAAGCCCGACATTTACGCCGCCGATATCCCCCGCCGGATGGCGGAAACTCGTCAAGCGCTTTAGTTTCTCCGCAGAAATTACAGGTTCTCATCGCCCAACCGTACAGATTACCATGATAATCTACACGGATAGGCGCTTCATGTCACGCTTGGCTGCTGATTGCCCAATCCCTTAACTTTTCAACCCGTCGCGCTCGCCGTCGCCGGCCACGCTGTGGGGTAAGGGCTCTAAGGGCCTCCCAGCAATTCACCCAGTATCGACCGGGATCGCTCCCGGAAGGCCCCTAATGAATTGAGGCAAGCTCGGTTTTTCTTCCTGCCTTGTTCACGGCATCGAGTGTGCCGCTGATGATTACTTCTTTTCTTGAGATCTGCAAAAATCTTCCAACGGGATCGCTACTCCCGCCGCGTCCCTTACGGAACTGCTGCATGTCTCCATGCAGTTGAGATCATTTCATCACCCGGCTCGTCGCCGGGGCTGGGCGCTTCGGAGGGGCTTCCCCCCTACTCCCCTCGCGGGGATGATCGTTGAACCTTCCTCTTGCGAGGCTCGGCTGCAGATTGCCCTCGGCTTTACGTTAGGGGTTCCCTGCAATTCACCCAGTGCTTCAACGCGGCTTACGCCGCGAGGGACCAAGATTTAGTCCGATTGCCCAGCCTTGCCGTCACACTGGCAGGGGTGAACGTGGCGATATCATCGCCTTGATACTGCGCGTTGGCCGTGTTTGGAGCTGCTAAACTATCGGACTGCCATTCGTGATACACGGCATCCGCGGTTCCTCTGCCAACATTACTTGTAAACGGAGTATCCGTTGGGCTGAGGTTACTGATCCATTCCGCCAAGTCTTCGCGTAGTCCTTGCATGCCGGGTGCGCCGGCATGTGTCGTGGCCGTACCTGCTAGTATTGCCATGGAAGTTCTCCATCAAGGGATTTAGAGGATTTCCATGAGATAGCCGATCGCGTCTTTTTCACTTCCCGATTGCTTCAGCGCAGCCATTTTCTGGTTACGTCGCTGGGCAGCCTGGTTGTCCGGCCTTGCGCGTGAAGCGCCGGGAGGCTGCACCGCGGTGACGTTGCTGCGTTTTTGCTGGGCCTGCTGCCGGATCTCTTTGTGACGATCCGACTGCATGGCTTCCTCGACCACGAGCAGCACGCGGTGATCCACCACCGCACCGATCTCCTGGTCGCTGAAGCCCTTTTTGCTCAGCCACTGCCGCACTGAAGCGATCTTTTGCGGCCCCTTCTCGGGGTCGCCGTATTCCGGGAGCGCTTGGATCAACCGCTCCTGCTCCGCCTGCCGGATCTGGGCGAATTGATAGGCCTGGGCCTGTTGGCTCTGGACCTCTACTTGGCTCAGCTCTTGCTGAATCGTGCCGAGACGACCCCTTAAGGCATCGCGTTCGGCACTCAGGCGGACGTAGTCGGCCGGCTGCTCCTGCGCTAGCCTTGTCCAGTCGACCTGACTGAACCGCTCGGCCTCCGGCATCGCTACTGCCAGAAGCTGACGCAGGTTCTGCGCGTAAGTCTGACGTTCCTGCGCGACGGTTTGAAACGTCGCCTCAAGCGCCTTTCGGTGTTCGGCTATCTCAGTGGTTTTCTGCTTGAAGGCCGCATTCTGCTCGCTGTCCCGGCGGGCAATGATTGCCTGGGCCTCGGGTGGGAGCGCGCTGAACACTTCCCGGTCTTGCTTAGTCCAACTGCTTGGCGGCTCGATCCCTTGATGGGCCGACTCCTCGCCCTCTTCTACGGGCTCGGTGTCGGGTTCATAGGCGTCGTCCTCCTCCTCTTCCTCTCGGGTGGGCGGATCATCCGGTCCCGGCAACGGGTCTTGCGGCCCTTGCTCCTCTGCCGCCGGCGGCTGCGCATCCGGTAACGGTCGCGTCTCTAACTGCCGTGGCGGTTGTCTCTTCCGGGGCTTGTCATCGAGAAGCCCCTCGATTCCCTCCATGACCTGCGCTTCGGTCATGCTGCTCGGCCCCTCACCCGCCAAAGCGGGGAGCGCTGCGTCGCTCATGCGATGTCCTTGATAAAAAAAGGCCGGCACTCAATGCCGACCGGGTTGTGTCAACAGTGTCAATGTGTCAGCGGTTTAGAACAAACCGTGACTATCCCTCTTGGGCGGTGTCGGCTTCCATCGCCCGCTTTACCGCAGCCCAGGCCTCTCGGGGGCCGTCATGCTCGCTTACGACCATCCACTTCAATTCACGCCGATACCGGCGCATCTCGTCGTCGTCGTAGACATCGAGGATGTAGCCCTGCCCGCCGGCAGCGCTGCCCCGGCCGGTGTAGACCGCCAAATACCGGATCATCAGACCTTTTTGGTCGGCTTTAGCTTGGGCAGGCTTTCAGGCCTTTTGTTCCTGACCACCTCGCCCATAGCTTCGCGCGCAAGATTGATCGCCTCGACCGAGATTTCACCCCGCTCGGCTTCTTCGGTCATGCGCTTCAGCGCGCGGACCAAGAGTTGGCGGTTGGTCAGGCCTTCGACGTTCATTGCCTCTGCGCCATGCTCGCGTTGGCGATCATGATTCGGAGTTCGCCCCGGATCTGCTGCAACGCCCAATACATGTTGTAAGCCGCCTCGCGCTGCTCGCCCTGCCCGGGCGCGGTGTTACGCCAGGTGTCGAGGAGTTTGCGCTCAACCCGACCCATCGCCTCGTGCAGGGTCGGATTGTCCAGAAGCCTTCTAGCTTCCTCGCCCAATTCCTGCCGGTCGGTCGGCGCTTGCCCGACCGCCTGCCAGGGTACATCTGCGGCGGCCAGCACCCTCGCCCAGCGGCCAAAGATCATGCTAATGCCAGGCCTATGACGACTGTCTTATTCAATCTCGCATCGCTTAGCCTCAGCCTCGGCAGCTTTGTCGTGGGCCGCTCGGCAGTCGGCGCCTGGATGGCCGGGATGGGTTTAGGCGTGGCCCTGGTTCTCTGCGTGCAAGACATTTACTCGCACCGCGCCCGATCCACCCATGTTAGCCTCGGTCTCGGCGGCGGATAGGGTCTGCAGCCCGAACCCCTGTTTCCGCAACAGGCTGCCGCCGTCACTTCTCCTCCACGACGAGTGACCACACGCCCTTCATGCCGTCGTGAAACTCGTCGCACTGCATGCACTGGATGCGGCCGTCTTCGTACAGCCAAAAGGCCTCGCACCGGCATAGGCAGACATAGATCCGGGGCTTCTTTGGCTCCGGTTTTTGGAACGGAACGACGCTCACTCAGCCGCCCCATTCGGTCGTTGCCCCGGGGCCGGTTGCGGGCGCTGGTCGTAAGCCCCCGCGGCATATTTCAGCTCGATCTCGCGCCGCTTGGCCTCGCCGGCAATCTTCACCTTGGCCATACCGACCGCTAAATTGTTCTCGGCTTTTTGCCGCTCAAGCTGCAATTCGTACTCGGCCTTGAGCAAGCTCATCTGCTTTTCGTGATCGAGCTTTTGCTGCTGGATCGCCGCGTCGGCCTGGGCCTTCTCGTTCATTAGCCGCTCTTCGAGCTGCGCCTTTACCCCGATCGCCTGGACGTTAGCCTGCGCTTCCATCTGCTCGATTTGCATGCTCGCCTGGATCTTGGCCGCTTCCGCAGCGGCTTTCGGGTCGGGCTGCGGCGGTGGCGGCGGCGGGCTTCCAGGCGGCGGCCCCTGGCGCGGATCGGCAAAGAAGCTGCTCTTAAAGCCGGCGTTTTCCTGTAGTGCCTTCAGCGCATCGAAGACGTTCTGGGAGTACACCAGCGGCCCATGCACACCTTGCTGCTGCTGTACGATAGTGCCCTGGATCTGGATGATCTGCATCAGGTGCTGCAAAATCTGATCGCGGTTGCCGGTGCCGAGCCCCACGCTCACGCTAATCGGCATCTCCTGGCGCCACTCCCGCGGGTCCACGTTCAACCAACCGCCGGTTACCCGGATCATTCTCTCCTGCTGTTGATTTTTTCGTACCAGGCGCATCACCCCGCGCATTAGTTCTTCAACGCCGTGCGCGAAGATCCGGGCAAAAAGTTCAACCCGCTGCGCCGCCGCCTGCTGCAGCATCGCTACCGATGCCGCCGCGGTGTTGTTCAACGCATCCGGGCTCACCATCTGGCCTTGGGATGATACTCCAGTTCGCAGTTGTGCCGTCTCATCGAGATATTGTACTAACGGGAAAGTCTTGTCGGCGGTAAACGGGATCATCATCGGCCCGACCGAGCCGAGCCTTCTCGTCCTAACGATGCCGCCGGGTCTTAGCGTCAACAGATCGTCGTAAGTGTTTTCATTTACCGCATCGTCACCGACCTCGATGCGCGGCCAGTTGCTTAAAAATGCGTTGTCGATCATGGTGCGAATTAAAGTGCTCTTGATCTTTTGCAGATCCATCGTCAGATCGGCCAGACTAAGTCCAACAAGTTTGTGGCTTGCCGGCACCGGGCAGATGCTGACGAAAGGTATCTCGTCAACGCACTCGACTACCGGCGTGCCGTCCCTGGTCAGGATCACCTTACCGTTACCGGCAGTCATCACCCGGTAAAGCTCGGATGTCGGGCCGTCCTCTTCGACGCTAAGACGGCAGTAATTCTCCTCGACCCAGATTTCCTTGCCCGATCCCTTACGCTCGCTGCCCGACCACATGCCGTCGCCCAACCGCTCTACCCGCTCCTGGCTGTATTCAGCCGAATCGTCCATCGGCACCAAGTCGAGGCATTCCGCGTCGTAGCCCTGTTGAATCAAATCGCTATAGGTCCAGGAGCGGCGGTGGCTCAGGAACGGAATGTCGCCGCGCTTGGCTCGCTTGCTGAACAGCACCTCCTCGGGTGGTACATTGACGATACGGACCACCCCGTATTCGCGGGTGATCCGCAGAACAGCGTCGTAAAGCTCAATCTCGGGAGGCGGCAGTGGCAGAGGCGGAGGCAGTCCGGCAGGTAATCCGGCGAGCGGTGGAAGAGATGCGCCAGGAGATGCTGCGGGAAACCCAGGAGGCAATCCGGGCGGCAATCCTGGAGACGGCCCGGGAGGCAGTTGCGGAGGCGGTCCAAGAGGTCCAGGCGGCAGTCCAGGAGGCTGTCCGGGAAGCCCTGTGGGAGGCGGGGCGGCTACTGGTGCAAGCGGCGGCGCAGATGGGAAACCCAGCTCCGGCGGCACCTGCGGCCGATCCTGATTGAACGAATCGGTCTTCTGCAGATACCTCTCCAGTTTCAGAACCTCGATGTCCTCGTCATCGCCTAAAAGGGCTTCGTATTGTTCTTTCGTCAAACCAGGGTAAGTTTGGGTTTCGGTGGTTTTCTGGGTGTCCCAGTAGAACTTGACCCAACCCAGACGCTCCAGGAGAGCGTCCTTGAACCAATCGTGAATCAGCAGAAACCCGTCGTTGTCACGGTAGAAAATGTGGTTCAAATAGTCGGTCGCCTGACGAGCTTCTTCTTCCATCTTCGGCCGCGGCGGCTCGACAATACATATCCGGTCGCCACTGGCGGTGAAGCACCGAATAAGCGCCGGCAGCACCCATTCCACCGCCTCCAACACGGTTCTCATCACCACCTGGGAGCGGTCGGCCACCACCGGCCCGCCGGTCTCGGGCTCGCCATTATAAAAGCGCAACGCCTCCAGGCGCTCCCGGCTGAGTTCGCCGCCGTCCTGGCCCAACGCCTCGTCAAGCTCGCCCTGGATGATTGCCTTGACCCGCTCCTCGTCGAGGTCGTCGAGCTTTAGCCCCTGAACGATCTGCTCACGTTCCTTTGGGCGATACCCGCGAGACCCTCGGATGTCGTCCGCAAAGGCCGAGCCCTGAGTGCGGTAACCGTCGCTCATTTCTTTTTCTGCTTCTTCAGGATGCCGGTCTTCTGGTCAGCTCGGTTGAAGTCCCGAGCAACGCTTGGCGGAATACCGACCTTCTTAGCAAAAGCCGGATTGTGCGCCGCTGCGGCCATGGTCTTAGCTTGCTTCTTTGTGCGGCTCGGCATCTTCCTCTATCCATCCTTCCTCTATCTCTATCTTATAGATCTCAAAATGAGCCTCCAGATAACTTCGTTGTTTCGGTTGGTGTGTATTGATACAATGCTGTACCCAATCACCACACCAATCGTCTTTTTCCACGCGTGGGAAAATCCCTTGGCCGCCATCGTAACCATCGTTTTTCGCAGCAAACACTACCGGCGGATGGCGCCGACACAGCAGCCACTCACCATCCTTCGGATCGGCAGGCGAGTTGCCGTCGTCGCTGTACGCACAATTCTTACACCACGGGCCGTCTATCACTATCGCTGACCGGGCGGCCGACCCGGCGCCCGCCGCGCCTCGCGCTCGGCCGTGTGGTCGGGCTGCTCGCCGTAGAGTTCCGGCTGCATGTCCTTGCCGCGTGCCTCCATCAGCTCTTTCACCTGGCCTTCGAGCTTCTCGACGCGCTCGATCAAATTGTGCATCAAGGCCGTATCGCTGGCACTCATCTCCGCTCCTTAAACGATGCCCAATCTTTCGTACTTCAACTTGACCGGCCGCCCCTGCGGCGTCTCGTAACCTACCGCTAACAAGCCAAAGGCGTCAGCACCGTGGCTCGACCAATCGTGTTCGGGCCCCAGCCCGACATCCCGCACGTCTTCGCTTTTCTTCTCGTGATACCAGCCCAGCGCATCCCGGCCGGCTTCGGTGGTCTCCTTGTTGAACCAAACGCTCGGGAACAATCTCCGGGCCGCCTCGATCCGCATCTTGGCGGCACCCCGGCCCTGGTTCGGGATCACCTCTACTTTGAACCCGGCTTGCCGGAAGGAGCTCTCAAAAGATACGTCGAACACCCGATCGTGGGTTGCACCATCGTGCGGAAGGTAGATGTCGGCCTTCCCCCAGCCACCGTCTCGTAACCATTGAATGTGTACCGCCAGTGGCTCGCCAATAGCCTCGTAATAGTCCAGGACTCGTACTTCTCTACCGACGAATTGGCAGACCCATGCACTGAACGCATCACTCTTGGCCCCGGTGCCGCCTAGATCGGTGTACACCCTTATGGGAAGGAGAGGATCGCGCATGACCTTGGAGATTCGGCCCTCTTCCTGGGCCTCGTTGAGGTGCCTGGCAAAGTACGCACCGACATGGGCCGTCGCATAATCGCCGAGCCACACATGCGCATATTGCTCTGGCCTTACCCGCTCGTCTTCCTTACGGATTTGCTCCAACACGCTAGGAAACCAAGGATTGTCTTTGTAGTTAACTTCTACGATCTTGCTATCGAGCGGCGGGTTAATCCTAAACCTCTGATTAGTAGCGGATGCCCTTCTCTCAGGGTTCCAGGTAACCCAAATTTCAGCGCCCTCCTCACGGACCGTAGGGATGGCTTTTTGCCAAGCCACTTCGGATACCGGCTCCGCCTCATCGACCCATAATAACCGTATCCGAGCCGTTGACTTAACGCTTTCGATGTTCCGGCGTAAGCCAACAAATGTGAAATCGATGCGTCCGTCTTTGGTGCGTATGTACTTTTCGCCAATCTCATAGTTCTTATAAAGCCACGGCTCACTCTCGATCGCCTGTTTAACTTCCGCCATCGAGCTTTCATCAAGCGAGTTTTGAAATTCTCTGCCACAAACAATGACCCCCGATTGCTTGGCTTGGGCGCAGCGTAATCCATGAACAGCGGCCATCTTGGCGAAGGACCGGCTCTTGGCGGAACCACGACCCCCATAAGCACCCCGATACAGGGCTTCGCCCGAGAACACGTCCACCAATTTTCTGGGAAGCTGTATCTGGCCGCTAGTCATGCCGCCGCCGTCAATACCGGCTTGATCGCCGTCAGCAGCGCCGTGGTCGGCGGGGTGCCGGTTGGCGGGTCGCCCAAGGTCGGCATCCCCACCGTGCCACCCTCGCAGTTCTCGTTCCAGGCATAGGCTAGGAAAATCTTGCTGTCGCAGGCCGGCTGGTTGGCGCCGATAAAGTTGACGCACGCCTGAAGGTGGTTGGCGATCTCGGTATTAGTGCCGCGCGTGTAGTACCACTGGTGCCCGACCCACGGGGTGTATCCCCGCTCAAACTCCGGCATCGCGTTCAACGGCCGGCTGTCCCACCCCAGCATAGCTATCGGCACTACCTTGTTACCTGTCGCCGTGCCACCCTGTGAGCCAGCCCAGTATTGCGCGTTCTTTGTAGTCAGATCCACAAAGGGTTGCGGCAGCTTCGGATAGCTGAGAACACTGGACGCCACATAGCTTGAGATCGCGTCGCCGGTGACCCAAGCGAGGCCCGCCGATGGGCTGTCCACCGTGAAATTGCTCAAGCTGCCCATCGTGATGATGTACGGGTTGCCCGCCCCCGACGCCACCGACTGGCTGCGGAGATAGTTGAAGGACGTTACGGAATTGGCCGATGACCCGGCAAAGTGTGAGTTCAGTTGGCTTTGCGCATTGAGGATAAAAAGCACCGGCCTACCACCGATCTTGAGGTAGTTAGATCGCTTGAAATAATCCTGCGCCCAGATATTGCAGTTAGCCTGCCAGCCGGCCGTGTTCGACCACGGATTATAGCCAAACCGCTCCATTCCGGCATAACCACACCACTTCGTCAGATCCTTGTGAGCACTAGATTGATGCAATTGCCAACCCCGGAAGAGGCTCGCGCTCATCCCGGCTCCGGTTGCATCCCCACCGTACCAGACATACGCAAACGCCTTAATCCCGGCATTGGCCGCGGCCTGTAACTCGAGGTCCACATGCGTCTGCTGACCGTTGCAGGTGATCCGGTCGGGGCCCAGCACCTCACAGAACCACGGTGCCCGAAACTGCCAGCGGGCCGGGCTCAACTGCTCGTGAAACTGTCGGGTCACCGTCTCGGTGTTGTTGTACCAGGCATCCCATTTGATAAAGATCGGCGTCACCCCGGTGGTCTGCGCCAACACCGGGCTCGGCCGGATCAGCCCGGCCGCAGCCGCGCCAATCAACAAAGCGCGCCGATTCATGGGATAGTCCATTGCGTCTTATCTGCCGTCGATGACACGACCCACATTCCCTGCCGGTGTGTCTCCAGGCACACACTGGCAAAGTTGGCCGCCGCGCCCGTCGCCGTCATGGTGCCGCCAAGGGCACTCACCGTCGCCCCGAACGCGATCTGATCCGTCGCGTTGGCGGTGATCCGCAACACCTGCGCCGCGTCCCGGTGGAAGCAGTAATGCACACCCGCTGTCCCCGCTACCGCCCCCAGCGTACCCGGAGTACCCGACGCCGCAACCGTCTGCGGCAGGATAAAGTTGTTCGTTACCGTCGAGCCGATGTTGTTGTAGTGCTTGCCGGTATCGGGGATCGTCACCGAGATGTTGCTCGCCGTCTGCGGGCTCATCGGATGGCGGAACCCATATAAATTCATCGCCCCGCCGCCACTGGCGAAACTGGCTACCGTCCCGGTAGAACTGTTCTGCTGGACAAAAGTAAACGAATTGGACCCGTGACCGCTGCTGCCAAATTGCGCCAGATTGTTACCACCGTCCACGTCGTCCTGATTAGCCAGGATCACGTTACCCTTACCCTGCGCCACCATGTAAATCGGTACGTCGGAAAAGTTCGGGCTCTCGCTGCCGACCACCGCCAGCGTGCCATCGCCACCGATGAACCGCAGCCACACACGAGTTGGCCCTGCTCCCGCACTGTCAAACCGGCCCAGCGTGCCGTGATCGTTTTCAAAATTAACGCCGCCCGTGCCTTTGCCCATCACGCGCAAGGTCACGTCAGGGGCCGCGTCGCTGTACCCCTGAATGCGCGGCTCCGTCATCACCGAGCCGCCGATCAACCTGATGTAGCGGTCGTTGACGCTGCCGAAACCGTTTATAACGGACACCAATTTCCCGCCGACATCGTTAAAAATGTTTACATCGCCATTGCCCTTGGCCCGCAACTCCAATGCCGTGTCCGTAGCGCCGCCAGCCGTTATCCTGGCAATCGCGGTGTCGGTCGCCAACAGCAACGGCCAGCCATTCGTCGCTCCAACCCCTTGATAACCGATCTCTGTCAAGAAACCGGCGCCGTTGGCAAAACGATGCTTCCCCCCGGAGTTCTTCGCCACAAAGTTACAGTTCACCGCCACCGTGCCCCAGTCCGTCCAACAAATCCGGGTAGGACCCTGACCGATCCCGACGCCGCCCGGCGGCGGCAACCCAGCCTGTTCAATCGCACGCTCGTTGCCGCCAGGATGACTGGCAATCTCAAACTGGATGAAACCGCCATAATCAGGAGGCGCGCTGCCGGCTTGGCCGTAAGTGTAGAACCGCGTCACCGCATCGGCGTTCGGCGGATCGGTTCCCTCCGAGCGCACCGTGCCTAATTCCAAATTGTTGCGTGCCTGCGGCAGGGCCGCATTGGCCGCGTCCTCACTCATCGGGTTCGGCACCTGCTGCGATGCCGCCGGCAAGCTCAGTAGCCCCAACCCCAACAGCAAAGCCAGGGCACGCCGCATCAATGGACCTTCCAGCCGGCGCCGTCGCAATAAGCGATCACCTTGTTCGCCCCGCCGGCCGCCACCGCGGCGTTAAACACCGCGCTGTTGGCGTCGCTGACCGCGTACATCCGACCCTCGGTCGAGGTCGAGCAAGCCGGCAGGAGGGCTACCGTGGACGTGGGCAGAGTGCCGATCAGCTTTGGCAGTTGCACCGTCGAAAGCTGCGTCGTAATCGGACCAAGGGCGACAAAGCCAATCCCGGTAGTGTCGGTCTTGACCATCGACGGTATCCAGCCATTGGCGATCTGTCCCGCGCCGTTAATGTGACCAACCGACACCCCGGTATTTGCCAGGTTTTTCGCAAGCGCCACCCTGGACTGCCCGGTCAACCCGCCGCCCCCCAGGGTGCCAATCGCGTTACCGCCAGTAGTCACCCCCTGGATCATGATCGAGCCGTCAGTCGTTATCGCCGTCCCCTCGATTTCACCCTGCCCGAGTTGCGTGTCGGTATTTACCAAAACCGCCTGGAACTGGGTTTCTTTGTTGCTCTGGCCAATCGTAGTCGTGTTGTTCATACCGTGCAGTTTCCACGTCGTGGCACGCACATTGACCCCGTCCGTTATAACCAACCCGGTGCCGCCGAAAAACTCGGAGTGCAAGCCGTCAATACGGATATCGTTGGTGATCGCAGCGCCGGTGTTCTCGCTATACACCTCCATCGCCGGGCTGATGATCACCGGGGAGCCGGCAGGCGCTGTCGTGCCGGCATTGTTTGCCAGCGTGACCGTGCTGCCGCTGACCGCCGTAATAGTCGATTTAAGGGCGCCTACCGCCGTGCCGGTGGTGGTGCCGGCGCCCAGCACATAGACGGTGCGACCAATGTCGTTCGATGTCATATTAGGGTGCGACAGGGTCAGGGTCGGGCTGCCAGATGTCATACTGCCGGTAATCGCCCCCATCGCCCCCTGTGTGCCAGTGTGATTAAAACTGGAGTTTCGGTTCACCGTAACCGTGGTGGGATTGGTATAAGCGGAAATACGAAACAACTCTCTCGGGCTGCCGGTGGAAAGCAAAACCATGTCCGTCCCGACATCCGCCGCGTCGAAGAACGGCGCGCTGCTTGTCAATGTCGAAGTGCCAGACGCCATCGTAAACGTCAACCCGGCCGGCATGACCCTGGCCGATATATTACCGCCGCAACCGACGTTTCGCACATCCCGCAGGCGCGTGTTCCAGGCGCTGCTGATGCTCAGGCATGTCCCCCAGTTCACCGTGTACTGCATGATCGTCGCGTTGTGCATCTGTAGCCCGGAGTTGTACCTGGCCTTAAAGCCAATCGGCGGCGCAGTCAGGGCCGGGTTGTACACAATGCTGAAATCTTTCCACCAAGCCGGGAAACCACGGTTCGTATTTGTCGGGCTCGACGGATTAGTGATGTCAATAGCAGCGGATGTCCAGTCGTTGTAGTCAACCAGAAACTGGCAACCACCCGGCTGGCCGGTGATAAAAGCACCGGAGCCCTGGATCGTGTACGACTTGGTCGGGAACGCATTAATGCTGGCGGTAAGACGGAAAATGCCGTCGCACTGGCCGTAATAAAGTCCAGTCTTCAGAGCGTCGATCCACGCCTGCACCGCAGCCGTGTCGTCGGCCACCCCGTCCCCCACCGCACCGTAGTTCTGCGGCACGATGCTCTTCATCTGGCCGAGGTTGTGCTGCGCCTGCGGCTTCACCGCGTTACCGGCGTCCGGGTACATGTCGGCCCGCAGCAGGAACAGGGCCGCCAAGCTCAAGGCGAGGCGTCTCATGGCGTGCCCCAGAAGCTCTTTTGATTAGTCGCTAGGAAAGCCCGCGCCGCCGCGTCATTGGCGACGTTATCCCAGGCCACCAACTCGCCCTTGTCACAGGTCGTCGTCGCGCCGCCGCCATAGCCCGCCGTGCCCGCTACGGTACTGGCCGGACTAACCGTTCCGGTAGTCTCCGTGGCATCCACCCGCACGACGCTGGCGGCGGCGTTGATCACCCCCTGCACCGCGTGCCACGCCCCGTCCGTCACCGCCGCCGTCAACGGCGTCGCGCTGGTCACCAGGCTCCAGGTATTGACGAGCGCGTTGGCCCCCTGGATGCGGTTGCCGGTGTTGCCGTTGAACCGCAACATGTGACAAGCAGCCGTACCGGTGCGCTTGGCGACGGCGCTGAGACTGACCACTCCAGTGGCCGGCGTGATGTTCGCTACTGTCGACATGGCCATAACGCCAGACGTGTTGCGCACACAAGGCAAGGAGCCGTTGCAGTTAAAGATCAGAGCCTCCTGGCTGGCAGCCGTCGCCTGCTCGATGTTCCCCGTCGCGGCCAAGCTGCCTTGGTTGTACCAAGTCCGCACAAAACAGGTCGTGGCGTTGCAGTGACTCGTCGCCGCCGCCACGTCCCACGGCGCCCCGATGCCGGGAACGTAGCCGAGGAAGCCGATGTCGGTTTCGGCGTTGTCGCTGGCCCTTCTTATGCGGATCGCCGGCCCAGCATAAGCCGTGCGCAGCTTCCTGAAGCTGTACCCCAAAAGCGGCACCGCCATCCCGTCCAACGGCGGCACGTCAGCCGAAGCCGCGGGCACGATGCGATGCCCGCGGTAGGGCGCGTGCATGCGCGCTTCGGCACCCCCAACGCCGGCCAGACCCAGCAGAGAAACCGCACCCAGGAGAAAAGCCCGGCGCTTCACGGCTCAGATACCCGACCCCGGCGTGATGTAAAGAGTGGCTGCCGTCCCACCGCTAATCGCCGCACAGTGCGTCTGGCCGCTGCCCACCACCTCCACACTGCCAGGCGCCAACGGCATGCCCGCCGCCACCGTGGCCGTCACCCCGCTCACCCCGCAGTTGATAAAAACAGCAACCGTGCCGGAATTGTATACGCGCAAGGCCGGACTCGCCGAAGTCGCCTGCACCTGTACGCTGCCGGTCGTGCCAGTCACCGCCAATGTCACCGTAGGCCCGCCGGCCATGAACGGCTTGTCCTGCGCAAGCGCTGCCTGCGACAGTATGAGAAACGGCAAGGCCGCCAAGGCTCGATATCGCATCTGCCACCTCACTGCCCATGCCACCTTCACCGGATCGGCGCGCCAAACACGCCCCAGCCCAAGAGCCCGATCAGGATGAAAAAGATCAAGCCGTACGGCCCAAATGAAACCAAACTGGCCTGGTTGCGCCAGTACCACCCACCGCCAAACACCAGGGCAATCACAAAAAAGATCCAAAACCAGATGGCTGCACTCATCGCATGTGACCTTGGGTTGAGGCGAACTCTGCGAAAACCGCAAAAAAAATGTGCGGGCGAACCGCAAAAAAAAATCCAGGCCGCGTGGGAAACGTCGGTGTGGGCCGGGGCCACCGCAGCCGCGATGGGAACCCAATTTTAAGGGGTCGAGGGGTGGGTCGATAGGGTGGGGGGGGATCGGCAGCGACCGGCTTGGTCCTGCCCGCGAGCTTAGGGGATCATCGGGTCAGCAAGCCGGCCGCGGCCTGGCTCGGGTGCGGGATAGGGGCACGCGACCCGAACTTGGGTCGGGTTCATAGCGCGTCCTCGCGTGCGCGTATATATAACAGCGTAGCCGCTACCGCCTTGAGAGCGGTAGGTGATTGGCCAAAACCCTAAGGTTTCTGCCGTTTTCCCGTTCTCTTTGGGTTCCGGGCTTCCGCCGGGCTTCCATCGTCGTGCTCGATCTGCTTACGCACGACATCGACCGGCACCAGCTCGATGCGCGTGATCAGCGCACCGCCGTCCTCGCCGGTGATCTCCTGCGTGACCTTGTCGCCGTACTGCTTGGGTAAGAGCTTCGACAATAGCCACTTCCGGCTCTCGACCTGTAGCCGCTGCTTCTGCACCAAACCGTTGTCCGCGTACCCATCAGCACCGATGCACGGCTCATCCGAAATCTTCAGTAATTCGTAAGTCATTTTCTCGTAACCGATGGAACGCGCACGCGCGTACCTGCTCGCGAAGCCCTGGCGCCCTAATCGCTCCTCTTGATCCTCCTCAACCGCCCATCTACGCACAGTAGAAGCGGTTGGCAGGTGAGGATCAGCGCAGATCTCGTCGAGCTGTTCCCCTTCCGCGAGCCGGCCACAGATCTCTTCTGCGATCTCTTCCGTATAGAGAGATTGCTGACCGCGCGGGCGCTTCAGCGCCGCCGCCATCTGTCTCCTGCTAGGCATCGAATACAGTTAACCATCTTTTCTACTTGCATCCAATAGGCACCGTGCGTATATCTATCTCACCGAACACGGCAACCCCTGACACAGGAATGTGAAGATGAACGGATCGCCAAAACAGATTGCGTGGGCGGAGAAAATCCGCACCAAAACGATTCTGCTGATGCGCCGGGAGTTGGCTGACAGATTGCCCCGGGAGGGCATTGAGGCAGTTGTCGCCCTTGCTGCTCGGCAAGCCGACGCTCGCTGGTGGATCGACAACCAAAGCCTGCTGGCGTCCGGGACGATACAGGATCACATGCTGATGAAAGCGGCCGGCTTGGTAGATAAAGCCGGCGTGCTGACGGCGGCCGGCGTGGCGTGGGCAACGCAGAATGACATACCGGCTTCATGACCGCCTCCGAGTTCCGCACCCGTCTCGTCGCCCTCAGGCTCCGCCAGAAGTGGCTGGCGGGGCGCCTTGGCGTCTCCGCCACCACGGTCAACCGCTGGGCCACCGGCGATGTACCGGTCGCGCCCTATGTGCCATTCGTGCTCGACCTGCTGGAGCTGGTCGACCTTGACGACGAGGATGCCTCTCTGAAGCCCGAGGATTGCACAGGAGTGCCCTGAACCACCCTCCCGGCTACCCCAGTAGCCCAGAACCGTTCTCGCGCTCCTATGCGCTCTGTCGCCGCTTGTCATGGATTTCTGATTGCCGCATCGAGCAGGGCTCGGGCCAGCGGTGCGAGCGTGGCACGGGTGCATCTGACCGACGCATAGACCCCGTGCTCGTCGCACAGATCGAACCTGATCCAGTTCGCATCGCCCTCGTCGCGGATCACGAGTCGCCCCCAGGAAAGCTTAGCCGCATCCGGCCCGGTGTACCGTTCAGCCTCGACAGGACCGTCCTTTGCCGCCACCAGACCGGCCAACTCGGTAAGCATCGTCAACATGCGCAAATATTCGCTTTGGTGATAGCTGGCCTTCCATAAATCAAGCGCAGCCTTAACGTTGTCCGGCGAACAGATAACCCGCGCTATGTCTAAAAATCCTTGAGAACTACCCTGGCCCGCTGCGGTGTGCCGTTCAGCCGGTTGAGTATTCTCGCCTCCGCATCCGCCTTGATATTCTGGAGTTGTCTGATCCGGCGAGGCTGACCGCGGTTCAACTGAGCGTCCAAAAATTCGATGCGCCTCCAGCGCATCCTCTCCCCCTCTCGCGCCCACAGAATCATGCGCTGACTCGGGGTCAGGTCGGTCCCGATCCACTCCAACACCTCGTCCAGCCGGTCTATCGCCTGCGGCGTTGGCGCCGCGCGGCGCACCTGGGTCCGGTCGTAGCCGTAGGACAGCCACTCCCTCAGCGTGTCCGGCCAGGGGCTTTGCAGGGATCGTTCGAGCCCACGGGGCTTGGGCAGTCTTCGCAGGGTATCCGCCGCATCTGCCAGCCTTTCCCGCAGTTCTTCGACCGTCACCGCGACGGATTCCGCCCGGTGGACGACCTGCCAGCCTCGTGCGAGGCCGGTGGTCCCGGTAATCATACCCTGCAAAACTCACAAATCCGCGCACTCCACGCAAGCGATTAAATCAACATTTAGTGGTTATTTCTCCCGGATGCGGATAGCGGCGTCTGTCATCGCAGCGGGAACCATTGGCTGACGAAGCGGGCGCGCGGTGCGCCGCCGCAGCCGAGGCAGTGATTGGCGCCGCCTTGGTTGCCCGAGAGCGACGGCGGGCCGTCGCGCACCCAGCAGAGCCGGCCGCGGTCGCATGCCGCGGGCGCGTAGTCGGCGCGCACCGGGGCATATGCCGCATACAGGCTCAGCGCATCGGGCGGGTATTGCCGGCAGGCGGGATCGGCGGCACGGGATCGGCGGCGGATCATTCGGCGGCCTCGGGCAAGCCGGTGCGCTGTTCGCGCCAAGCGGCGGCCTCGGCCATTCGGATGGCGTTGCGGGCGACGGTGTCGCTGGCGCAGCGTCGGTATTGCTCGGCGAGCTTGGCGCGCAGTTTTGCCTCGGCCTCGGCCACGGCGTGCTCGTCGTACCACTCGCCCGTTGGGTCGCAGGGCGAGGTGCGCTCGGTGTGCGGCACGGTGAGCACGACGCGGCGGAATGCGTACACTTCGGCGTGCCACTGCCGCTTCTGCGCCTGGGTGATCTTGGCGTAGCAGAACTCGCTCATACGGGGGGCTGCGCATCTGGGTTGATCGCTCTGCGCTTGCCGCGCAGGGCATCGAGGCAACGCTCGAGGGCGGCGTCGCCATAGGCCCGCAGTTCGGGATCATCGAAAACGGTTGTCGCCGCCGCGGGCTCTGGGGTTGCTGAGCGCGAGGCGGCGACGCCGTCGCCCTGCGACGGCAGAGGCGGCGTCGTCTCGCGCGTCGCATGCGATGTAAGGGAGACAGGATTTAGCTCTTTAGGGCTAAATCCTTCTTCCTTACATTGTAGTTGTGTCCGAACGGAATCCCGAACGGACTTCGAACGACCGTTCGGGCTATTTTTCGAACGGTCGTTCGAACGGTCGTTCGGTTGTGCGGTGCCGTTGCTGGCTCGGCGCGATGCCGCAGAAGCTAGGCCTGCTCTACATTTTTGCTCGTACGCAGCGCGGGAGCGGGCGCGCTCGATGTCGATTCTTTTGTGGTGCCATTTTTGTGAACTTTTTGTGAAAAAAATGTGAAGAATTTTGCGCAGGTCTTTCAACGAGCGTTCGGACGAGCGTTCGGACGGCCTCCCGAACGCCCGTACGATGGCGCTGAGCTGTTTTTCGTCATCGGGGAGCGGGCCGTTGACCCAGTAATCCATGATCAGCAGCAGGTACGTGCCGTGTTCGGCGGCCGTCAGCCGGGTCGTGTCACGCAGGTAGTCGCCGATATAGAGCGGCATCCAATTGTTGTCGTGCGCTGCCATCTCACTGTTCCCATTCCCCTTGGTGTTGCATGATGTGCGCGGCGAGCTGCTCGCGGATGCGGTGCCAGCGCTGCGGCTGCTG